CTTGCGTGATAAGAACGTAGAACGCGGACGGTTGGAGAAGCGCAAGAAGATCATGAACCGCTACTACATGGCAGCGGCGATGGGTGACATCGACGCGCTGTACGAAGCGCTGGATGACATCAACGACTTCAATATGAAGCACCCAGAACAAGCCATCTCACGTAAAACGCTCAAGCAGTCTTACAAGTCGAGGCTGAAAACGTCTGAGCAATCGTTGACGGGTATCATCGTTAACCCATTGCTGCGTGAAGAGATAATGCGGAGTCGGGACGAGTACGGTGACAGTGACAGCTTGATCGACGAACTGCTGTAAAAAGAAACCCCCTGCGCGGGCAGGGGGTAACAACCAACATGAAGCTATGAGGAAAGACGGGCTTAGTATATCACGCCATGCGCCAAACGCGAATGCCTAAACACCCGCGTTCGATGCGATCTGCGACCTTCACTTTCCAGCCTCGCATAGCGCATAACGCTTTTGCCTGTGTCTTCGCCTTCTCGGTGTCGACGCACGGGATGAAGACAGAGTAGCCGACCCGCAGCGAATCCCACGGCACCTGCAACTCCACGCCATCAGGATTCACTTGCCGAACCTCATGCGAAGCACATCAGTAGCCGGTAGCTGAAGCTTGGTACCCTTTGCCAGTCGGCACTTCACAATCTCGCCTTCACACTCATTCTTGACGGAATCAAGCAGGCTCCTGTAGTTGTGCTGCAACTCCCCGCACCACTCCCTCAGTGCCTTCGTCTTCACGTAGAACATCTTCGTGTCTGTCTCGTAGCGTGCAACCAGCTTACCGCGAGCAACTTGCTCAGGAATCACTAGGTCATCCAGCCCGTTATCGTTGGTATTGCGGCTGTCGGCGGTGCTCTTGATCTGCAAGATGTAGCTGATGTTCTCGGCAAAGAAGTCGTTCATGATGTCATGCACGGTCATGCTCATAGCCGTGATGTTGTTCTTGTTGTGGTTGAGCAGCGTGTGCAGCGCCCACTTGAACACTTCTTCCGCCTTGAAGTTCACCAAGCCGATTTTCTGTGCAATATACAACCCCGCGATGCTGTAGCCGATCTGTGCACTCCAGAAACGATTCTCAGATGTCAGACGCCCTTTCTCGTCAACCTTGCGCTGGATATCGGCGCACAGCTTGCGTACCACATCAATATTGTTCATGACGTACTGGACGAAGATCGGTCCAGCATGCCCGTAGTTGTTATTGATACGGTAGTCGAACACGTCTGCCTCAAGCTTGTCCCCCGCTGCGTCGAGAATGCGCGGCACCTCACACTCAAGAATCCGCTGGGCTTCAGCTTTCGGCATTTCCTTCGCCATCTGCACGCGCTCAATGATGCTCGTGTTACCCGTCGTCGCAGCCAGAAGACGCCACGGACGCCCCCGGTGCCGTTCGGTGTTGGCACTTGCAGTCATACGCCCCCGCTGCTGACCCCCAGTAAACTGATACAGCATGTTGGACGCTTCTTTCGGTGGCGTGTTGGTGATCTCGTCGATACACCACGGCAGGTTGTGGTACACCTCGCCCCTGTTCATCTTGTGGTTGTACGTGTCGCGCTCCTGCAACCGCAACGACTCCGGGTGCCCCCAGATGCTCAGCATGGCGTTCAGCAAGGCAGTCTTACCGACGCCTGACTCTTTACTGTAAAAGTGTATTGCTGCGCAGTGGACGTTGGCGAACTCCATCAGTGCCGACCCGAACCCTACACCGATAGCATATTGCTGGAGCTTGAACTTGCTCGACTCCCAGAACCTCATCGCAGCTTGCCACTCTTCCAGCGATCCCTTCGGTTTGAACGCGGGGAACAGCCCAACTGTGTGCGGAGTCGGAGGATTGTGCTCCACGCAGTCGGCAAAGATGCGCTTGTCACCAAGCACGAACTCCTGACACTTACTGTCTACCCAGCCAAACTGCACGTGTGCCATTTCCGCACGTTGAGTAGCCTGTAACTCGTTTACCCATTGCAGTGTGTAAGCCATAAGATCATCCATCTTCATCACAGCAACGCCCTGCGCTGCGAGAGTTTTACGGAACTCGTCACGCGACGTAACGGCACTCATTGGCATCGTGAAGTCACGCACACCGTCTTGCGGCAGGTGTAGCCGCATGACGACAGAATCACCGTGTTCAGGGTCGCGGACGCGCTTTACCACGTAAATATCATTGTGGTAGATGCGGACTTCATCAACTTCACCTTCCTTGTCTTTTATCCGTATGTACACCCCACCGTTCGCGCCGCGTACGTACGGGAAGGGATATTTCGGTATGACGTAGGCAGGAGGGTCTTGTGTGTCGTCCTCCTGTTCTGTGTCGCCTGCGTCGGGTGCAGGTGCCTGCACAGGTGCAGTGACCTTGTACAGCCCGTCAGCCGTCACTTCCGCTTCTTTGAGTTGGTGCCCTAGTACGATGGGCGATTTAATCTTCGCCCAGTGCGGACAGTGTTCGCACGTGCCGGGGTTGAACTCGTCGAACTTCACGCAGGTGTACGGTCCCTTGATCAGCGCCGTTTTGTGTTCGGTCGCCTCGGGGCTGTAGTCTGGGTACTTGTTACTGATAACGTGAATAGCCTTGGCAGCGTCGACACAGAACTTGGCAATCGACAAGCCAGCACGCCACATGGGTTCAGACATGTCCGCTTGGTTCTTCACGATGTACGCCAACTGCGCACAGCCTTTACCCAACTGCGTCTTCTGCAAAATCTTTTTGAACGAGCTTTCCTTGTTCCCCATCAACGCTTGCATGGTGGGGTTCATCGGAGGCGCTGCGCCAACCTCTGTCACTGGTATCCGCTTGCGCGGCACTTCTATGTCGCCCAGCAGCGTGTCGAACACGTCCAGATCGACAGGATCAATACTGCTACCAGCAAAGCACGACACCGCTTTCGGCGGGTCAGACTTGTTATTGCGCGTACCCGGCACACGCAGTACACGCGCACCGTCTGCGGTGACAGATGGATCGGCAGAGAAGCCCTCTCGAATGCACAGCCGCTTCAGCTTCTCGGCAACGCGCACCCATGACTCGTAATCGGCTGGCTCACTCAGCACCCAGTACACATGAACGCCGAATCCTGAGTTGACCAGCACAGGTTTAGGTAGCGAATATTTACGGCAAAACTTCTTCAGTTGTCCGATGGCGTCTACCTGAGACTCGAAGCCCTTACCCGCGCCGCAATCCAAGTCAAGGAACAACGCCTTGAGTTGTTTTACGTTGTCTAGCTTCCGAGACAACTCTGTGTTGAATGTAGCCACTGCGAAGTAAACATCGAAGCCAAGCTGATCGAACCTCATTGCTGCATCGGCAGCATCGTCAACTGACTCGTAAAACTTTTGCCCCTTGCGCCCATCACTGGACCTTGCAACGAACAGACAGGTGTACCCATCCGAGAGGACGTTCCTCAAAAATTCTATAGTTTTCATTGTTTCCGTCCTACCTCAAGGCAGCGGGGGTTGCCCCCGCTGCTGTTCGATTTTATTCGTCGTCCCAGTCGTCGATAATCGAACTAAGGTCGTTGTCTTCGTCGACAACAGCGGTGGTTTGCTTCTTGCTTGCGGCTTTCTTCGGCTCAGCAACAGGCTCGTCGTCCTCTACTTCCTCTACAGGTGCAGGGGCAGGCTTCGCCTTGGCTACTGGCTTGGCGGCTGGCTTGGGTGCAGGTGCGCCCTTCACACCATCGGTCTGCGCGACGCTGAGCGTGATTGCCTCAACCGCCTCGTCAGAATCCTTCATACGCACAACCGTTTCCAACTCGTGCTCTTCCAACGGACGCACAGGCTTGAAGAACAGCTTTGGCACTGCTGCGTTCTCGTCGAAGTACATGTTTGTCACGACAGCCACCGCAGGGGTGTTGTGCGCGTTCAGGAGCCGTGCATATGCCTGCATGGGCATCTTGCCGTCTTTGGCTTCCCCGAATACCGACGTAGCGGGAAGCTGCAACTGATAAACCTTTTCGAGGTCATGCTCAATCGCCACCGCAAGGCGCTGCTGGAAGCGGCACGCTGCCGACTCACCTTGCCCACTGCCCTTGATGCTCATCGGGCACCCTGCACAGGTGTTGTTCTGGCGCTGGCTGGCGGGTACGTCTTCCGCAGGGGTCTTGGTGTCCAGTGACCAGCACGTCGGTGCAGCGGGTGTCGCTGGGTCGTAGTTGCCCTTGTAGAACGTGCGGCTGATCGGCGCAGCGTTCAGGATGACGATGTTCATGTTGTCTTCTTTTGACACACGAACTTGCTCGCCGTTGACCATTTCACGGAACTTGCCACCGTTGAGGCTGATGCGGCGGCGCTGTACTGCACTGCCACCGGTCAGGTTGTCGTTGACGGATTGCAGTGATTTGAACAAGTCACTGCTGGCTAGGGCGCTGCTGAATAATTTCAGGTCTGTCATGATAGTCCTCACATGTCTTCATCAATGGTTTCAAGCAATGCTTCTGTATCTTCAGTTTCTTCCTGTAGTTCTTCCTCCATATCTATCTCTGTGCTCTCATCTTCGGCACTTTTCGTGCGGAACAAGCCCTCGATCATAACCACGTCGAAGCGGTACGTCGAACCGATTTTGATATAGGCGTCTCTTGGGATAAGCCCCTGCTTCACCCACCCACGCACCGTGCTGACTGACACGGCGAAGTAGTCGGCAATAGCCGAAATGTTCATGTACTTGGTTGTCATTTTTTCTTGGCTCCTTTGGTGTTGACTGTGATTGCGTATTCGGACGACACACTAAGACCGGGCGGTACCTTGTCTGGGTGGTCCTGCAAAAACTGTTTGACGTTTGATTGGTGCAGCCGACGCTCCAGAAAGTCTGGAAGATGGTTATCGACAATGAACCTGTGCATGGCTTCCCAGTTGTCAGTCCAGTAGCGTGTCTTCACGCGACGGAAGAACGTACCGCTATTGGTACGCACCGACTCGACTTCGTGGTCTTTGCAATGCTGCAACAGCGCAAGTTCGATCTTGCGTAGCTGCGCGTCCAAGTCTTCCTTCTTCTTGTCGTATTCCGCCGACAACTCTTTCTGCTTGGTGCGTATCTTGACGTACACGCGCACAAGCTTCTCTACACCGATATCGCTAACTTCGCTCATTTGTAGTTCCTCAGCACTGAATGTATCAGGAACTACAGATTACTAATAAAACATACGCTACGCAAGTATTTCTTTGTATAACTCAACTATTTTTGAGTGTACGTCGATACGCTTGTCCAGCAACGAGTACAGATGTCTCTCTACATGCGATCCCTGCAACTGCACGACGGTGCACTTGGATGTCTGCCCGGAGCGGTGTATCCGGTCGTTCGCCTGTGCATACGTCTCCAACGAACTCGTCGGTGCCCACCACACAACCGTATCCGCTGCGGTCAGTGTCACGCCGTGCGCGGCTGATTGCGGCTGGATAACCAGCACTTTCGGGTCGGCTGACTTCTGGAA